TTTTGTTTTCCAACGCTATAAAATTTACAAAACAGTTAAAATAACAGCAGTTTGTATTCGTTATTAGTATTCGTTTTAATCACCTTTTAGGGTGAAAATCAATTATTTTAGGTTTATTCTTATGCGGTTCTTCTATCCACATTCTCGGTTGTGTGCGTACGTTTTTTTAATTCTTCAAGCTCTTGCTCTAACTTCGCTACCTTCTCCCTATACATCTCCTCTTTCTCCTCCTTGTCTTTTATTTGTGATCTTAAAAGGATGTTACTCTCCCTTAAAAAATCAACCTCTTTTATTTCCTCTTTATTAGTCATATCGTCCATTCCTAATATTAACCAAAGAGGGTTAATTTCAGGAATTTGTTTCATTATTCTCTTTACAATGCTCAAAGGAACACGTTCATTCCCTGCAATGAGTTGGAGCAAATAACTATAATCAATATTTAGTAAGTCGGCTAAATCTTGATAGGTTATTTTTTTTTCTTTACTGATTTCATCCAAGCGTAGCCCTAATCTTTCTAAGGAACCAGAATTATGATTGCAACTTTTATAGCGAGGCAAATCATCTACAATCCAATTCTTAGGTTCTAAATAAGGGATTTCTTTCATCTCCCCCCTACCTCTTAAAAGCCAATTTGCATTGTACATAGGAAAAATTTCAAGTAGTTTGATTACCCATTCTAAGGAAATAGAGGTATTATTCCGCTTAGCTCTGGATAAAACACCCTGACTTGCTCCTATTCGCTGTTCTAATGTGGTAATGTTAATACCCTCATTTTCTGTTATTTCCGACAGTCTTAAAAAAAAATCTTTCATAGCTAATGAAATTTATCATTAAATTATTTTGTTAATTGAAAATTATCATCTACTTTTGCCCCGTTAAAATTAACGTATCAATTTTAAATGGTAAAAATAACAATTAATATGGAATTGACAAAACAAATCTTAGATTTTTTCGCTGAGCGTGGCCAACGCCAACGCCGCCGTATGCTCCTCGCCCTTGACCTCGATGTGTCGTTTGAAACGATTACTCGCTGGATTGACCGCGACAATGAGAAGCTCGACAATACCAAAGGACGCAACGCTTTAATGAAACTCACTGGCTTCTCTGACGAACAATTGTTTACCCCTTCTAATTTTTAAACACGATAGGCAAACACGAATATTTAAAACAACTCATTTTTTTTAAACCCTACAAGCTATGTTAAAAAAAATCACTTATTATCATCTTGACAAAAATTGTAAGCTCTGCCGTGTAGAGATTATCACCTTGTTATTTGGTTTTGTTATCCGTCGTCTCTTTTGTGATGTGATATAGTACTTCCACTATGGAATTGAAAGCCGAAGCGGTATATGAGGTGGCTCAGGCGTTGGACAATACCCAGCGAGAACGCTTGTGTCAACTACTGAATACTGATACGGATAATCAAACTCAAAAAAACAAACCTAAAAAAAAACAACTATGGGACGAAAACGAACTAAGAAAACGAATCATCAACGATTTCAGAAAAAGAGCAAGAGAGTTCAAAGAGAAAAATACTCTCCCCTACTCCTCTTTGAAGTAGAACCTATAAGCACTACTGCCCAGGTAAAAACTACTTATAAGGTGTCTGCTAAGAAGCGAAAGATTTACAACAATACTTATCGTCTCAAATGTAAAGGCTATAAGGTAGAACCTCACAAGCACACTATCTATGCCTATAACGAAGAGGTTATGAACACTACGCAAGCCAAAAACTTAATGAAACTCGGCTTTGTAGTTCAATTAGAAATACAATAACTATGGTATACGGGTATATTCGGGTGAGTTCCGATAAGCAAACAGTAGAAAACCAACGTTATGAGATAAATAATTTCTGCAAAAAACAAAAAATAAAAATTGATGTATGGGTAGAAGAAACTATCTCTGGAATGACAAAGGTAGAAAACCGAAAATTGGGTAATCTACTAAAAAATATGGTCAAAAATGATATTATTATTTGTTCTGAATTGTCTCGATTAGGACGAAATCTACTGATGATTATGTCTATACTTAACGAATGTATGAACCGTGAAGTACAGGTTTGGACTATCAAAGATAATTACCGACTTGGTAATGATATTAGTAGTAAAGTACTTGCTTTTGCTTTTGGTCTATCAGCTGAAATAGAAAGACAACTTATATCTCAACGAACCAAAGAAGCATTGGCACGCAAAAAGGCTGAGGGGGTAGTATTAGGACGTCCAAAAGGACACAAATCTGCTAAAACTAAACTCACAGGAAAAGAAGAACAAATAATAGAACTTTTAGAAAATAACATTAGTTATAGTGCTATTGGGAGATTAACAAAAGTTCATAGACTTACAGTAGCTTCTTTTGTAAAAAGACATAACCTAAAAAAAGAATAAAATACTTATGAAATCTGTAATCACCCCAGAAAAGGCAGCGTTCATTCGTCAGCATTACCTAAAACTATCAGGTAAAAGAATTGCAAAAACATTAGGTGTATCACCTTATGCAGTTCAGAGATTTATGCGCAAAAATAACCTTAGAATATCAGCTGAATTATGTGCTTTTTTCAAAAGCGAGGGAATGAAGAGACCTCTCAACGAAGAAGAACTTACTTTTATTCACGAACATATTCGCAATCATTCTTTAAAGTGGATAGCCAAAGCATTAAATAGAAGTTGTGTTACAATCAGAAAAGAAGCTCACCGCTTAGGGTATAGCGAACTACTGAAAGAAAAATCGCTAATTAGTAGATATCAAAAAGGGAATATTCCTGAAAATAAAGGTATAAAAATGTCAGAAGAAACTTATGAGAAGGTAAAACACACTTTTTTTAAGAAAGGGCATCTACCTCATAATACTCTCACTGATTATACTGAGGTGATTCGCAATGAAAAAGGTATTTCTTACATCTATATAAAGATACCAGGAGCGAGAAAAGCAATACCTAAGCACCGTTATCTATGGGAGCAAGCACACGGAACAATACCTAAAGGGTACAATATCATTTTTAAGAATGGGAATACTCTCGATTGCTGTTTAGAAAATTTGGTGTGCGTGAGCAATGAAGAACTTATGCAAAAAAATACTATTCACCGTTATCCTAATGAGTTAAAAACAGCTATAAAACAAATTTCTAAAATTAAAAAACAGCTAACAAAATGAACTTAGACGACTTAAACGAAACTTTATTCAAACTTTTAGACGACATCAAAGAGGAGCGTGTTGATACTTCAAAAGCACAAGCTATGACTAATGTTGCTAATACCATTATCAATTCTGCCAAGATACAGCTTCAAGGAATTAAACAAATGCAAGACTCTGGCATAGTACCTTTAACAATGAAAGACTGTAGTCCGAAATTGTTAGGTGACTTATATGATCAAAAGAGTTCTTTTGCTAAAAAACTCGGCTACTCTAATGTAGCAGAAGCTATTGGAAAAATGGGAAAAGAGCAATTCAATAAACTTTTTGAAGAAAGGAACTGATTATGATAAAATCATCAGTCATAGATAAATTATACGAAGCCGACCTTTGTCAAGCTATTGGCAGGGTGTATACCGATGCTTCGTATAAGATACGTAACAACGGAACGGCGGAGGGGTGCTCGCCTTTCAAAAACGAACGCACCCCCAGCTTCAAGGTTTCCAATGTAAAAAATATATGGAAAGACTTTGGTTCGGGCAAAGGAGGCACGAGCATTATCGACTTTATCCAAGCCTATAAGGGTGTTGATTTCTTCGAGGCTGTAAAAATCGCTTGCGAAACCCTCAACGTTCCTATAGAATACGAAAAAGAAACCGACGAGCAGAAAGAAAAACGCACCCAAAAGCAGAGCCTTACACAAATACTCAAGAAAACAGCCGAAATATACCGTCAGAATTTTGTGAGTTTGCCCCCCGAGAGCGAAGCCAAGAAGTATATGCTTAGCCGTAATTTTACCGATGAGATTGTCGATAACTTTGGTATTGGTTATGCCTTGGCAGGCTTGTACGAGGCGTTCAAAGAGCAGGCTATCGTGAGCGATGGCGAAGAATTAGGTCTGTTGCGAAAAAATTCCCAAGGTAATTATTACGACTTCTTCAAGGGGCGTATTATCTTCCCCATAACTGACAAGTACGGGCATTGTGTGGGCTTCGGGGGCAGGTGCGTAGGGGCGAATGGCAATTCACCCAAATATCTGAACAGCCCCGAATCGGCTATATTCAACAAGTCGGAGTTATTGTACGGTTTTCATTTGGCGCGCAACACCATTGCCAATACAGGCGAGGTGTATTTGGTAGAAGGCTATACCGATGTAATGCGAATGCATCAGATAGGTTTCACCAATACCATAGCTACCTTGGGCACGGCTCTCACGCCACAACACTTGGCACAACTGAAGAAACTTTGTCGCAAGGTGATTATCTTCCGCGATAGCGATAGTGCAGGGCAAACGGCTGCTGAGCGTGATTTACAGCTGATACTGCAAGCGGGTTTGTTTGCCGAATTAGTCGTATTCCCGTCGGAAGACAAAGAAGACCCTGACAGTATAGGGCAACGCCCCAATGCGGTAGAACTTATCAAATACTCGCGCAACGATGCTATATTGCACCTTATTGGCGAATCCTACCGCGCAGCACTCGATCGCTATACTGAAAAACACGGAGAAAGAAAAAAGCCATTACTATTGCCCGAAGATAAAAAGAACCTCACCGAATTGGCTGGCAAACTCGTAGGCTGTATTCCTGATAATACAACTCGTGAGGCGTATGTTGAACAACTAAAAGAGTTGTTTAAGATTAAAATAGCTTCAAAATCTGAGAAGACTGAAAAACAATATCTCAAGACACCAGAGATAATTATTGATATGGAAGAAAAGAACTCTCACCTTAGTAGACCAGTAGGCGAAGGCGATGGTTCTCTCGATTTCTATCATTTCCCAGATGAGGTAGATGACCCTTACCTATATAAGAGAGAGATCATAGAATATGGACTCTTTCAGCACAGAAACCGTATCTATACATCAGCAGGGAAGGAGGGTAAGGAATATTTTATGGCTATATCTAATTTTTCTATTGAGATTGTACAGCATATGCAAGACGAGCAGTTTCCGATGAAGCTCATTCGTATCTGTAATGTGCATAACACCGAAAAGATTTTTGATGTGATTTCAGATAAAATAAACACGCTCCCGTCGTTCAAGAATGTAGTTACTTCTTATGGTAACTTTTCTTTCTCAGGAACAGCCGCGCAACACGAACGCCTGTTGCGTTACCTGTTCGACCGTATGGGTAACGGACGAAAAATAGATGTATTAGGTTGGCAACCTGAAGGCTTCTGGGTGTGGAATAACAAAATAGTGATACCAGGGGAACGCGAAGAGCTCATTAATAAAGAAGGACTCTTTAAGCTGAATAACGAGAGTTACTATATACCGTCGGCGAACAGAAACTACGACAAGAATATCTATAAATACGGTGCACAAAAAAAGTTCAAATCATTTGACACTACAATGAGTATTCCTAACTATTTTCGACAAGTGTATAAGGTACATCGTGGGTATGCTATTACAGGTATCCTATTCGGTATAGGTTCGCTCTTCCAAGATATCGTGGTGAGCTATACAGGCTTCTTCCCAATATTATTCTATTTTGGACCAGCTTCTACGGGTAAAGATAACATCTGCGAAGCGATACAATCATTTACAGGAGTACCTCAAACCGCTATACAATTGGAGGGTGCAGCCTCCACCATCAAAGCGCAGATACGAGAGTTTGCACAGTTCAGCAATGGTATTTCGCAGCTATCAGAATACAAACGAGGCAACCCCCAAGTAGACGGTATCATCAAAGGTTTATGGGATAGACGAGGCTACAAGCGTGGGTCAATTGAGAGCAAAGTGGCGGTAGACGAAGTGCCTATCATCAGCTCTACCATACTAACAGGGAATGATTACCCCAGTGCCGAAGCTCTTATCTCACGCCTTATTTGGGAAGAGATGGAGAGCAGAGATTTCAGCGAGGAGGAGAAAAAGGAATACGATAAACTGAAAGATATTGTTCGTAAAGGTATTTCGGGGATATCCGATACATTTATTAACCAACGAGTTTTTTTTGAAGAACATTTTCTCGACACTTACCGCGTAAATAAGATTGCCTTGGGAAAGCTTGAGAAATTGCAAAACTTGCCAAACCGTATTATTGATAATTTGGCAGTATTGCATACCATATATAATATATTTGAGTCACAACAGTTCTTTCCTTTTGGAAAAGCAGATATGATAAGTCATTTTGAGCAGATAGTGGAGAACCAACGTCGCAAACTCGATACCGACTCTCCTATCAATAAGTTTTGGGATTGTTTTCTATCGTGTATGCGCTTAACTCAGGGGGAGACATTAAGGATAGATGTAAATATAAGAGAGGAAGGAGGACTCTTAAAATTCAACTTCACGACTGTGTTCAGTATCATTCAGCGACAATGGTTTGTACAGAATCGCGAAGCTGCACCTTCAAAAGCTGAAATGAGAAAGCTCATTAAAGAATGTGAAGCTTATAGAGATGAAGTGAAGAGTATTCGCTTGAATATGGATATCAATAGCCCGACCAGTGCTTTCGTGATAGACTTGAATAAAATAGTTATCAAACAAGAACTAATGGCAGAAATAGAATTACAGCGTATACGAAACCCGAGAGCTAACAACAATAATATTCCGGAAGCAATAGAAAATGAAGATGATTTACCATATTGATTATTTTTTTTGAAAAACACAATTTGTAGCTAAAAACCCCTGAAAATTTTTCCTACATTTCCTACAAAGGTTTATTTGTTTTTAAATCAGTAAATTAAGTAGTAAAATCACGTAGGAAAGTATGTAGGAATTGTAGGAAAGCGTAGGAAAGTTTTTTTACTTTCCTACAAAATCCTACAAGATTCTACAAAAAAAATGATTACTACAAAATACAAAGTATTGAAAAATAACGTCTTAACTCCTTTGTAGTATTTGTAGGAAATGTAGGAAAAAAAAACGCCACTTTTTTATAGAAAAACACTTTTTTTCAAAAAAATGCGTTTTCAATAGATAAAATATTATAGTAAATAAAATTCGTATAAGCTTTATTTATATTAACAGTTTGTCATACCTGACACCTAAACCCTAATACCTAAACCCTAAAATGGAGTACTTTTTTAAAATATTAACAAATATGAAAGTAGAGTCGGTATACCTGCACAAAAACAATTGTGTAGCAATGGGGCTCTATCGTCAAGGGAACTTGGTAGGAGGATTGCTCCCTGCAGGTAGCCCACTCGACCTCTCGGAATATATTAAATACCTATATGATATATTCCCCGAGCAGAAAACAAACCTACCTATGTACAAGTGTTTGAATGTGACTATTACCTACGCCAATGACGGCTGGGGAAAATTCTTGCACAATGAAGAATTACTATGCGATCCTCAGGGGAAGAAAAAGAGTTTTATTAGCAACCCACTACTCTGTATTGAGCCTATCATCACGCACTTTAAGAAAAGTAATGCTTATATTGCTGCTCTCTACTGGCACCAATACTTGGTAGGATTGTGCAATATACCTGTAACGAAGACAACAAAGGCACTTAACTTGAAAGACTTTGCCCCTTACCTATATACAATATATCCAAAAGACATCAATGAGCTGGATACCTTTGTAGAGAAGAATACTGCGATTGAGTATTTCTACAACGACGAAATGATAATTAGCAAATTGGAAAATTAATATGATAAACATTACCTTACAACTACCTATTTACCTTATTAAATATATGCGCACGCTTTATAGCGAGCCTTACGTACCTAAAGCGGACGACGAAATGGGTATTTATATTCTCAACATTTTGCAGCGCAAAACAAACGTATCAGAGTACCAATATAGGGCACGCAAAGATACACTGCACCCTTATCAGCTTAGCATTAGTATGAGTTGTTACGAAAAGCGAGGTTGTATAATACCGACCGATAAGAATGCCCTTATCGTGAAATTTGTGGATAGTCATTTTCGTAAAGAATTATTTCGAAATGCCGTGCTGAACAACTATTTCTACTGTATACCCTACCGTACCAGTATACTCAACTCCTTGCAAGCCTATAATATTACTGAAAGTGAACTCTCTTACGAGACCATTCGTAAGGATTTCAACCGCAAAAAAGAAGAAATTGAAAAACGATTATTAAAATGAACACGCTACACCTCACCATCAAAAAGAAATGGTTTGATATGATACTCTCAGGGGAGAAAACAGAAGAGTACCGCGACATCAAACCGTATTACAACCTTCGCCTTATTGGAAAAGAGTACGACACTGTCGTCTTTCGCAATGGCTATGCTCGTGATGCTCCAAGCCTCACCATAGAATTAAAAGCAATACGTTTTGGTACAGGCAAACCCGAATGGGGCGCAGAAGCCAATAAAAAGTACTTCGTGCTATATTTAGGTAAGATTATTAACACTAAAAATATCGACAAATGAGAACAAAAACTTTTAAAGAATTATCAATAAAGGTTACATACTCTGTAGACCTTTCAGAGGTAGAAATACCAGAAAAAATTGCAGAACAAATGGAGCAATCATATGATAGAAGAGAAAGAATTTGTCTATGGAGCTCATCAAAATATCCGAATTTAGAGCAATGGTTGATAAACTATGTTAAAGAAGAGGATAGCGAAGACCTTGAATACGAAATTGAAATTTTAGAAGCCGAATAAAATGAATACACATAATTACCCCACTTGGCTCGTATCCTTAGATATAGCCAAAGAAATTAAAGAAATAGGCTTTGATGGACGTTGTCTATTTGCTTTTGACACCGAAAAGAACGATTTATATCTCATACAAAGAGAGAAAAAAGCCTGCGTGTGGTATGAGGATATTTCACTACTCTATGAACCAGTAGTTCCTCCTGATAGTTTTTTAGTACCTGCTTGGACAGATGTATTTGTTTGGTTCAGGGCACGTGGATTGCATTGCTCTATCCGTTACCTTGTAGACCTTGAAACCTACTCCTACTACATTCACGACAGTTGTAACTGGTACAAAGGTAGTGGCAATCGTGATACTTACGAAGAAGCTATTGAGGCGTGTGTAGAAGATTTGATAAAAATATTCAATGAAAATAAAGATAGATAAAATGATTACAAAGTTAAGCGAATTAAAAGAAGGCTCTCTCATTCTATGTAAGAAGGAAGAGGATAATACTTTTTCTCCCCTGCTATTATCAGAAGAACAAGGAAAAGCCTTAAAGGCATTCCTAATTTCTTTAAGCCAAGATGAGCCTCTGGTATCATTAGAAAATTATACAAGACTAATTGAGAGAAAAACCTCCTTCACTTGTAGAGTTACGATTCCAAAGATTAATTGGGAAGGAACGCTGTAATTTTTTGAGAGACAAAGACACTTTTTTTAGTTCTTTGTCTCTTTTTTTGTAAAAAAAATTATATGTAAAACATTGATTATATAATAGTTATGCTATTTTGTTACAGATATAACAAAATTAATGTAAAAAAATATACAAAATATTTGCGCAAATAAAATTATTGCCTTATCTTTGTACCGTAAAATTAAAGCAAGAACAATTATTAACAATTTAAAAATTCAAAGAAAATGAAAGTTACAATTAAAGATATCTACAACCAAGTATCTTACATCAACCCAAGTGTATCAACTATCAGCTCAATTGGTAGTTTTGTAGAAGAAAATAATCGCCAAGTTGCTAATTCTTTCAGAAGTAAATTAATGGCATACTTACCTACATCATCATTAGCTTACAAGATTATTTCTGAAAATTTAAAAGATTTTTTCAGTGAAAAGCAAATGTGGGTAATTGCTTATGAATTACAGAAGAATGCTGAATACGTCGCTAAGTTACAAGCAGAATTAGAAGCTGATAAAAGAGAGGCAGAGGCTAAGGCAGCCGCAACCAAGGCTAAACTTAACGCTAACAAAGAAGCAAGCCAAGAAGTATTAAACTTTGTGAAATCAAGCAAAAAACTTTTGAAAGATTATTACGCTTTCGTAAAGAAAAACAAAAAGTATTCTAAAGAGTACTACTCTAAGAAGTTCACCTTAGAGAGTGCAACTGAATTTGTAAACTTGTAAACTTGTAAAATTTAAAAATAATATTAACATTTAAAACACTTAGAACGATGAAATTAGAATTTTACACCACAAAGCGCTACACCTACATTGTAGCAGGTAATGTTACTTTCAAAAAGAAAGAGCAAGGTTACCCACAAGTTAATGAAGTGCCTTATGAAAAGGTAGAGGCACAAAATTTCACCGAAAAACCATACTTTTTAACATTCATTGATGTAGAAGGTGAAATTACCAATGAAAATCTAAATGAAGCGTACACTAAATTCTGCAATTTTTGCAAGAGAAAACACGAAGCAAAGAAAATTCAGAATGAGAAAGAAGAGCAAGATTTAAAAGCTGATTTTCGCAGTCTCGAAAATGAAATAAAAGAGGGTAAAGTATTCGAGGCTAATATAGATAATATCAGAAGAATATTGAAATACCTTAACTCTATGAATTGGGGGGTATGGCGATTACCCAATATGTCAGTAGGTTACAGTGCGCACCAATACGATGACAATGGGCGCAATGTTACCACAATTAGCCTTGATGAGCCTATTAACTATTATGGCGAAATGGTTAGTAAATTCAAAGTAAGGGGTAGTCGCAATTTCTTGCCTAAGTATCG